TGCATCGCTTTAGAAATATTGCTATGCATATCCCATCCGCCATAATGCAATGTTATGAACTTAGTTCCATTTTCAGCTAATCTTCTAGCTAATATTAATTGCTCTCCAATATCTTTGGCTTTAGTAGAACCATATAAAGCTTTCGTTGCTTCAGATTCTTTCTCTACAGCAAATGCCTCTTTCGCAGACCCTAGAATCACATCATAGGCTTGGCCTTTATAGAACTGTACCGACTCTGCACCCTTGCCTGATACTCTTGCTGCATCTAGCCCTTTGAGCAAGTCTTTTCTTGTTGAGAATCTGTCGAGCTCAACTCTTGGTGTGAGATTGTCTTTATTGGACGGATCAAATGGTTTAAATGCTCCACCCAGCCAAGCGCCTTCATCACCTTCGATTTTACCTTGTTTAACATATGTTGGAACTCCGTTACTAGGATGATTAGCACCATACACAGCAGAGATAATAGACCCAAAAGAGGGGTATTTTGCCATTGATGTTGTACTTCTTTCTGGATTATAATGTCCAGTCATCACAAAATGCGTTCCCTGTCTATGGGAAGAGTCTTTATGACTAAAAGAGTTTACTACATTTAGCTTAGAAGTATGTTTAGCTAGCTCCACCCAATCTGCGCCTAGAGTTATATTACTCTTTGCATCATGGATTGCGCCATTAACAGGTTGCCATTCGGAAGGCACTGTGTCATTTGGGGCGTGGAAGGTTTCAAACTGTGTTGGCCCTCCTCCAAGCCATACCCATACTACTGTCTTATCGTCAAGACTTCCAAACTCTTGAGAGCCAAGAGCATAATCAGATAGACCTACGGCAGACATACCAGCTCCAATAGAGCCGATTCTTAAAAAGTTCCTTCTATCAAAGATGAAATCAAGCATAGTAAACTCCAAATAAAAATGTTTAGATAACCATCTATTTATACACCGTTAAAAGTCGTCTACGAGGTTTCCTACGGAATATTCGGTAACTCTTGTCTCAAAAAAGTTTTTACACTTCTCAAGGTCTATAATTTCGCTCATCCAAGGAAACGGATTCTTAGCATCTTCGTATGGACTAGGTAAATCAAGGGCTTCTAGCCTTCTATTAGCAACATATTGTACATAATCTATGAACATATCTGAATTCAAACCCAAGATACCGTTAGGTAGAACATCTCTAGCGTAAGATAGCTCTAGTTCCATAGCTTTATCAATGTGTTCCATTGTTTCTTTTTCAAATGATTTTGTCCAAACTTTAGGCTCGTCTTCTCTTATTCTGTTTATAAGAGTGGTTCCGAACTTGATATGTAGACTTTCATCTCTCAAAGTATATTGAATTTGTTCTCCAATGCCCGGCAGTTTATTTTGTCTATTAAAAGAAAGTAGCATAGCAAAGCCAGAGAAGAAGAAGATTCCTTCGCAGATAACATAATATGTAATAATATTACGAAGGAACTCCCTCTTGCCCTCTACAGTATTAATATTAAAATCAGGTCGATTTATATCTGTACTAATATTCATCAAGAAGTCGTCTTTTGATTTGATACTAGGGATAGAATTATATGCTTCATACACTTCATTTATGTCTAAGTTAAGTGAGTCACATATATAAACAACAGTCAAGTTGTGTAGGCTCTCTTCGTATGCCTGCCTCAAAATATATTGTCGGCATTCAGGGTCTGTCACATATTTAAAAACACTTAATAAAAGATTATTTGCAACTAAAGATTCAGAGCCAGCAAAGAAACCGAGACATCTTTTAACGACAAGTCTTTCATCTTCCGATAGGCTATTGCCTTTCCACTGTTCAATGTCTTTTGCCATAGAAATTTCGGTCGGCATCCAATTATTAGCAGCTCCGTCTATAAAAAGATCCCATGCCCACTTGTTTACATGTGGCAATATTTGATTTACTACAGCTACTTTGCTACTTATGATCTTCGTGTCTTTTTTCATCTTCTTTTAATCCTGTTATTATTTGCATTACTAAATGTTTTACTTTCTCAAGTTCCTCTGGACTTAGTTCAAGCCTATATTTCAGAGGAGAGGTTTGAGATTGTTTAAATTCTACAAATCTCATTGACAACTTTCACAATCTGGATCTAAGACAGAACACGCTTTAGGTGCGGCACTAACAGTTGATTTTTCAACTCTAGTAGCGGCCTTTCCTCTTAAATAATAAGTGGTCTTCAAACCCTTTTCCCAAGCATACATATATATGTCGTTCATATGTTTTAAGCTATCGTGTTTGTTGTAAAGGTTTAACGACTGCCCCATATCAATCCATTTTTGTCTTTCTGCTGCTGCGTCTATTAAAATTTTATAATCAACATCAAATGCTGTTTTATATTCATCCTGTATCTGAGAATCTAAAGACAATCCCATGACATCTCCATCAACTCTTTTTAGCGCCTCTACAAGCTCTTCACACCAAACGCCCTTCTTTTTAGCTAGCTTTACGAAATGCTCATTTACCATAGTGAACTCTCCGCTAAGTGTAGAATATACATATAGTATAGAGTAGTCGGGCTCTATAGATTGGGCACACCCTTGAATATAGGAGATAGTTGCAGTCGGGGCGATAGCCATAACATTGCTATTTCTCATACCAAACTTTTGGACATCTTTTCTTAGCTCTGCCCACCCTTCGATACTTTCAAAATCTTTAGGTTTATATTTCTTAGTCCCCGTGCGCGAATTCATTAGATCACAGTATGTGTCAATAGGGAAATTATTTTTATCCCATTCAGAGCCCCCAAAGGTAGGGTATGCTCCTTTTTCTTTAGCTAATGCACATGACGTTTTTATTGCATGGTATGAAATAAATTCTTGAACTTTTCCGCATAAACTAACAGCTTGTTCTGAATCGTAAGGAACTCCTAGAGAATGGAGCATATCGTGAGTGCCCATAACGCCCAATCCAACAGGTCTGTTTTTAATATTAGAATCCCGCGCTTCTTGTGTTGGATAGAAGTTAAGGTCTATAACATTATCTAAACCACGAACAGCGACTTCTACGGTTTGTCCTAACGTTTTCCAATCTATAGTTCTTGTTTTAAGATGATTTGATAAGTTGATACTTGCTAAATTGCAGACTGCAGTTTCTCCTCTTTGAACAAGCTCTCCTTCATTATAAACGCTCGGCTTAGTATGCAATAGGATCTCTGTGCATAAGTTCGATGAGTGGACAACTCCTGCGTGCTTATTAGAATATCTAATATTAGAGGGGTCTTTGAATGTAATCCAAGGATGTCCGGTTTCATATAGCGCAGTTAGAATTTTTTTCCACAAATCTTTAGCACTTATTACTCTATAAGAATCCAAGAAGCCTCTATCGGCATCTTCTTTGTATCTGTTATAAGCTAACGTGAACTTTTCTCCGTAGGTTTCGTGCAGATCAGGACACTCCGAGGGATCAAAAAGATACCAGTCCTCTTCATTTTTTACAGCTGACATGAAATCGTCAGAAATCCATACTGCAGTATTCATGTCATGACATCTTCTGCGATCATCTCCGGTGTTCTTTCTTAGATCTAAGAAGTCTTCTATGTCTAAGTGCCACACCTCCAGATAGGCACATCCAGCACCCTTTCTTTTGCCTCCTTGATTGACCGCTACAAGAGTATCATTAAATATCTTGAGCCAAGGAACAAGGCCTGAAGAGGCACCATTAGTACCCTTAATATATGATCCTGAAGATCTAATAGGAGTCCAGTCCACCCCAAGTCCTCCAGCGTATTTGGACAATCTGGCCTGACCATGTATAGTGCCAAAAATCCCATCAATAGAATCATCAACAGTGCTCAGGTAGCAAGAGGAAAGTTGTGATCTTATTGTACCACTGTTAAATAGGGTTGGAGTGGATGGACAATATTTGAAAGTTGACATCTTGTCATATATCTTAAGAACAGCCTCAGTCTTGTTCTCTTCATTTAGACATAGACCCATAGCGACCCTCATCCAAAATGCTTGAGGGGTCTCCATTCTTCTTTGTTTAATATGGATAAAATATCTATCATATAAGGTTTGAATTCCTAGATACTTGAACAATAAGTCTCTACCAATATCCATTCTTTCGGACAGAAGCTTGAGATCATATTCTAATAATCTTGGACTTAGTCTACCTGCCTTTACAAGTTTTTTAATGTTTGTTATAAAGTTCTTTTTATACTGCAGTTCAAAGACATCACTATCTACTGTCTCACCAAAAACTTCTTTGTAGAGATTGTTTAGTAGCATTCTAGCTGCGACATAGGTATAGTTAGGCTCCTTCTCTATCTTGGAGCGGGTAGACATGATTAAAGCTTTGTCTATTTCTGAAGTAGGTATCTTATCATATAGCTGTATGCTAGCATCTAAAACTATCTCGCTAGAAGATACATTTTCTATTCCTTTGGCTGCTCTCTCAGCACATTTATTAATTTTGTCTAAATTTATTGACTCTAGTCTACCATTACGCTTCTTAACTTTTATACCTTTGGTCATTATCCCTGCTGCTTAAAATAGAAGTTATTAATTTGTTAGGCCAAGCATTTAGCTTATTTTTTGCCTTTGGAGGAAGAGCCTCCACCATTACCCTTTTTGCCTTTGGCCCTATAAGCTTGGTGCTTATTATAGAACTGAGCCAAATCTTTGCCATTATTAGAACCAAAGCTTTTCCTTTTTCCTGTTGGGTTTCCGTTCTTGTCCCTTAAGATGAAATTAACCTCAATCTTCGGGCTTTCTTTGCCGTTACTTTTTTCAAACATCTTATTTCCTTAATTATAATAAAAAAGCAGCACGTTTTGCTCTCCTTCTTAGATACTGTGTACCAATAAATCAAACCACACACTATCTTTTTTTTACTCTGTATCTAATAGAAGAGCTGTAACGATCAGAGGCGTGCCGCTTTAACAAAAGGCTGCTTGTCTAGATAATACTTAGAACTCAGCTCCGTTCTTTATGATCTCTGATCTATCATATTATACACCTCATAATAATCATTAAAAGTTGCCAGCTTATTATTTTTCAGCATTTTATATATTAAAATCGAAATTGGAAAAAGAAGCTGTGAAACGGCCCCGGATAAACTGGTACAGGTTGCGGCTGAACAATGACAGGAGGGCCATAAACTGGAGGATGGTACACCCTATAGAAGCCATGTATTGGATGGAATCTAGTCTCTACAGAAGGATAGCTGAATGGGTGGACATATGGTCTACCAATTATTATGCTTCCATGTCTGTAGTTGTGGCTAGGTCTAACCTGTTGCTGTTGCTGGGGCTTTTGCCATTCTTGTTTTCCAAACCCCGCAGGTTTTTGTATGGGTCTTCCAAAGCCTTGAGGCAACTGTGGCTTCACGGTGGCTGGTGGCCTCGCAGTATTTGGAGGTGTAGCGACCCTTCGTTCTTGGGACGATTGCGGCCTCGCAGTGGTTGGAGGCTTAATAACTTTTCTTTGCGGTGGTTCTGCGAACGCGGCAGGAACAGTGAACGCAAAAATTGACATAAATAATATAAGCTTTTTCATTTTTTTCTCCTTGTGTGAATTAGATATATCTAATATATTAAACGTAATCCATAAAAAAAAGGGACGCAAAAACGCCCCTTTTCTTCAATAAAGTCCGTTTTATTCTGTAGTTCTAAGCGAATCACCGACAATCCATGCGATGCCGATAGCAACAACGCTATTCGCAGTTTCTTCAGGAATACCAATAGTATCTTGAAGTAGAACTGTAACAACGCCGCCTACAGCAACCCAGAATCGACGGGATTTGACTAGCGCTTTTAGCTTATCTACCATCTTTAATTCTCCTTAAAAAGAAAAAACTGTTACTCTAAAATTATACCTTCTAAACTTCTTCTTTAGAGTCCAAACATGCAGTTATTTTATCTAAACTTTCAACTATCTGTTCGTGTCTCTTATCAGACCTATCCTGAACATCTTCCAGAATTTTTTCATAATGGTCTCTTTGAGAGTTAAATTGTTCAGTAAAACTATCTTGCATTTCCGACACTCGCTCCTGATGATTTGGGAAGACAACTTTAGTTGTGTACCATAAATACCATCCTAGAAGCCCAGTTGCTGATATTGTTCCCCAGTCAAATCCGGGGATAGCATCTACAATCTCTTGAGCAGCTATTAACATTGGAGGTAGAGATGCTAGTATTAAACTTTTCATCTGGCAGAACCTTCTATAATATTAAAAAAAGAGAGTGCTCCCGAAGGAGCACCCTGAAGCTATTACCAAAGTGTTCTACGAGCATAGTTTCCAGTCGTAGGAGCTGGAGCGCCTGCCATGTAAGCAATTCTTCCGGGCTCGTCTTGAGTAGGATTAGCAGCTCGGTCGGTTTTATCTCCGACCAAAGTTCCGCCTTGCTCAGCACCAGCCATGATTGACCATCCACCAGCAATAGTGGGTGACAACGCGGGGCTAAAGGCTCCACTAAACGAGTTCCAGTTACCGGCTACAACAGATGTCTTGTAATTAAGACTTCTAATTATACCCTTCTGATTTATAGATGGTACAGCATCGTCTAGAGCGCCAAACAACAGAGTGGTATTAGCAGTTCCAGCGATAGTGGTTGTAACGCCTACAATATCTTGATATTGAGAAGTTTGATTCCAAGTTCCAGCATGATTTGCTGCTGTATTGCCAACACCAGAAACAAGAGCGGTAATAGGATTACCTTCTCCTAAACTGCTTGAAGACATTTTGTCGCTGTCTGCGACAGTTCCACCTGCACGAACGTTACCGCCATCGTTATCTACGTTAATAGGATAACCATTGCTGTAAACTCCAGTTGTTGCAGGAGAAGAAGTAATGTTAGTAATAAAAGACATAAAAATAACCTCTTAAAAAATAGAGATCAATAAAATATCCTGTTATTCCAAAAAAATATAAGTCCTGTCCTATTCAATATCTACACCTAATTTCATAATATTGGGTAGAGAATATGCTCTCAGACAAGATATTTCCGAACTTAGAGCTGCTTTATAATGCTTATCGAGCCACATTCGGCCAGTGCAGACTGCGGAGATATCTACTTCTTTTTCTAGGGCATTACAAAACATTATATTATCGAATATGTTGTCATTGCTAAAACCTGAAGAAGGTATGATTGCATCTACTCCAAGGTCTTTAAGAATCTTGCATACATCTACAGCCTCTTTTTGGTCATAAAGCTCGTAATTTATAATTACTCTTAGCTCTGCATTGTAATCTACGCATATATTGTATATTGGGATTATGTCTTTTGCTATAGCAGCTTTGGATTTTTTCTTAAAGAGATACGGGCTCATGCTAAGGTCAATACAGTTAGCACCACTTTTCAAAGCAACTATAGACTCATGTTGTCTTACCTTCTTGTCTCCAGCTCCTAAAGGGTAATCAATAGGACAAGCAACTGAGATCTCAGGTACTAAGAGTATCTCCTGTGATACTTGTCTTAGTATATGGAACGGTACGGCTACGCCTATAAAGCCGCTTCCTATAGCTTTGAAGATATTCATCAGCTCTGCATCGACATCTTCGATAAGATTTTTATTATAACAGCAGTATTCAAAGAACATTTTGATAAATTTGATCTAACGACTCAAAACCCTCGCTCCCAAAAATGCCATCTACAAATCCATAGTCTAAGGCTTCTTCTGGAGATAGCCACCAGTCTTCCTTAGAACTCAACTGTTTTTTTATAAATCTTTTAGCTGTACCCTCCTTCGAGTCGCTGAAATTTTTTCCGGACTTTTGGGCTGCTTGACCAAGTATATCGTAAGATTTTTCTAATATCTTTTTCTCAAATTCATAAAGCGAGAATGCCTGTTTATAAGTCCCCTCAACGGCGCAGGAGCCTTCGTGTATTAACCATTCGCAATTAGGCATTGATATCCTCAATCCTTTATTAAGAGGAGCTTGGGCTATTATAGACCCCATAGAAGCGCATATTCCATGACATATGAATATAAAATTGCAAGGACTATTCTTTATAGCGTCGTATATGCATATTCCAGAATGCCAATCTCCTCCAACTGTTTGTTGATGAATTATAATCGGCTCTTTACCAGACTGCTCTAAAATTCTTAAGTTAATAAGAAACTTTTCTGCTACAATGTGATTTATTGCTGGCTCGTCTTGAGAACTTCCAGACCTAAGAAATATTTCTCTACTCTCTATCAACAAGCTGGTGTCATGAGCATCTGAGGTATCAAGATTCTTCTTCTTTGAAATATTCATTTATTTGTCCCTTCGCATAGCTTATCATGGACTTCCTAATGTGATTCATAACATCTCTATCTCTAAAAAGCTTTCCAACAGATATTCTAAATCTATAGGGTGAGAAAACATCTAGAGTTTCAACGCCTTCTATATTTGATATTATTTTATAAAAAGAATATGTTATTTTAAAATTAGTATGACCTACCCAGAACTTAAAGTATGAGCTAGCGAGAGATTGCTCTGTCAGAGGCAATACGCCAAACGGAGTAAATATAGTTTGAATAGTCTTCATTGGCAATTCAATAGCATCTTCTTCTTCAAAGCTCTGAAAATCTATACCAAACTCAGATTTCTCATCTTCTTCAAATTTTTCGTGTGTCATATCAATAGTTTCTATGTCACTCTCGTATGCGTCTACCCATTTTTCCCAGTAGACATCATAGCCGCTAGGGATAGGAATATTTTCTGACATTTGAAATCTCCGATGCTATCTATGTTTGAATGAAAAGACTTGAGATGGGCCTACTATAGGCTCCTCTTGAGTTGACTCCATGTCTTGATTATCTAGAGATGCCCAATGCAATAATACTTTAGCGTAGAACTCCTTATCAATCTCTTGAGTTCTATACTTTAATGATTGTAAGATAAATTTATTTAGGTCACCTTTTTCTAAATAATATAGGAGAAGGGCCAGTGTTTCAACAGAATCATCACTAAGATCATCTATGAGAAAGTCAACTTCGAAATCTCCTGTCGATGCTTCCCAACTTAATTTCATAGCCCCTGAAGAGAACTCTGAGGTCTCGTCTTCTTGAGGTTCTTCAGGCTCTTGTTTCTTAACAACACTTTTAATATATCTTATAAGGTCTCTCATATAATATTATACCCCTTTTATACAACAAAAAAAGCTGCCGTTTGAGGCAGCTATTGCGATTTTTGCTTATTAATTTCATACCATAATAAAGCTGAATTTGCTAACGCATAGGCAAACCACATCAAAGCATGTGGAAAATCCCTATCTTTCATACAGCTGAAAGAAGCCACAAGATAGCAGATACTAGTAATAAATATAGCTCCAACTGCATACATTACATCTTAGCCTGATCGAAAAAGAACCATCTTTTATAGTGCTTTATGTCTCTTCCAGTATCAACATTAAGAAGATACTCCAATAAGCCATCTAATGAGCCGAAAATATGCTGATGAGGAAGCATGAAAAATAACCAATTAGGAGCCTTCTGCTTTCCTTGTTGGCACCATATAAGAACAGGCTTCTTCTGACTATTTGCCACAGCTATCTCTTCATAGGTACCACAGGCGTGAACATCTGTGTCTATAGAAGCTATGATAAAGTCGGAAATATCGACGCATCTTAGATCTAAAGTTCGTATAACACCGTAATCATTCCTGATTTTATCGTACTGTTTAGTGAACTTAAGGTGTTCTATTTCTGACCTTGTCCCTTCGTCCTCAAGCCCTACTTTGACAGGCTTATCACAGGGGTTCAGGACTGTTATCCCCATACTTTTTAACATAGGGCTTATTCTATTTCTCCAACCTACTCCTCCATCGGCTACTCTATCCATTGCTCCTGCTAGGTAGGTTCTCATTCCTGTTAGTTTCATTTTCCCGTACTCCCAAAGCCTCCCTCTTTTCTTTCTGAGTCAGATAAATCGCTGATCTCTTCAAGTTCAAAG